GCGGAGCGCGGACTTGAGGATGACCTCGGCCTGAAAGATATTCGCCGGCGCGCACGTCAGCGCCTTGGGCATGAGGCGGATTTTCTTGCCGTTGTTGTCGACCGCGCCGCGGACCTGGACGAGCATTTGCTCGACCGAGGTCTGGGACATCGCGGCCGCGGTGGCGAGCTGGTTCGAGAAGCTGCCGGCCGGAGGCGCGATCGGGTGCGCGGTCGAGACCAAGCTCACACCGTCGCCACCGGTGAAGTTGGCGTTGAAGGCGCGGTTCAGGATGTTGGCCGTCAGGGTCTCGGTCGTCTCCACCAGGGACTGGCCCAGGTGGCGGGCGTAGATCTGGCCGATGCGGATGTGATCGCCGTCCTCGACCAGGACCTGGGTCAAGGCGAAGGCCAAGCCCCAGACCCGGTACTGGTAGCGCTTCATGAACAGCACGCCACCGGCATCGTAGGTGATCGGCGAACCGTCCGGGAGCTCGGGCGCGGCGCCGAAACCGAAGAGCACCGGCTCTTCGTGGTAGTTGCGCGCGATGCCGGTCTGCTCGCGGAACGGCCCGCGCCACTCGTCCACGCGTTGTTCGTAGACGCCGTCGAATTCCTCGTTGAGGATCGGCTCAACGATGGCGCGGAAATCTGTGGAGCGCATCGGGGCTGCCATAGGTTCTCTCCTGTTCTCCTAGTTACGCGCGGGATCAGCCGGCCGAGGCCTGGATGCCGAGGCCGACCTGCGGCAGCGCGATGGTCATGATGAGATCGGTGAAGGCGTCGCCGGGCAGGCTCGAGCCCTGGCCCGCGACCGCGACATCGGTGGCGAACTCGGTCAAGGCGAACTGGCCCTGCGCGCCGGCGCCGACACCCGCGGCCCCGACCGTGGCCTGGCTTAGGCCGACACCGCCGTTGATGACGCCCGCGACCGGATTCGTGATGTTGAACTGCGAGCCCAGGAGGGCCTGCGGCACGGAGCCGTCGGCCTGGACCTTGAAGCGCAAGCTGGGGAGCCAGAACGGCCAGATGTAGACCAGCATGTCGAGCGTCGGGTCATAGACCGTGCCCGAGGGCCAGTAGGGCGAGACCGCGGGGCGACCGCCGAGCGGTGTGTACTCGACGCCGGAGAAGATGCCGTAGATCTTCTGCGGCACGCCGCCGGGGTTCGTGACCGGGACGATCGTGCCCGTCGCGGTATTGATCGCCACAGGTTGGTACTTGAAGATGTTGCCGACCTGACCGCTCGCGATACCGCCGGAGACGCCGGGATTGTACGGGAGTCGAACCGGCCGCGGGGCAAAGCCGCTCTGGTCGCTGATCGGCTTGAAGCCGTAGGGTGACGAAAGCAATGCCATGATCGTGCCTCCTGGGTTCCCGGAAGCACGGCGAAGTCAGCGCGCGACCTATTCGGTCAACGGCGGCATCGACCGTGCTCTTGCTCTGAGCTCTTCGGTGCCGTCGCCCTCGATCAGATCCGCGCCCATGGCCTTGGCCTTCTGCTTCATCAACTCGATGTTGACCCGGATCTTGTCCGCCTGCTCGTTCGGCAGGGTGTGGTGGACGTGGGCCATATACTTGTTGAAGAGCGAGAGCGGGATCTTGGCCGCCAACATCTCGTTGCACGACACGACGCCGGCGTAATCGCCGGCCTTCAAGTACGAGCCGTCAAAGCCAGGGAATTCCGATGCGTGGATGAGCGAATATCCGCAGCGGATCCGGAAGGCGACGGTGTCGGTCTTGTGCGTGGTCGTGATCCAACAGACGTGGTAGCCCGGAATCTTGGGCAACGACGGTAGCAGTTCCTGCATCAAGGACGTCTTGAAGAATTCGAGGCGCTCGGCCTCGTTCATCTCCCGGTCCTCGGCGGTCTCGCGATCCTGGGCTTCGCGGTCATCGGCGTGACGCTCTTCCCGGTTTCCACGCGTGTCTTCGGCGGCCCGGCGTGAGGCGGTCCGTGCGGCACGCGGGCTCCCGGCCCGCTCTTGCCCCTGGTCCGCCACTCCGCGTGGCTCGCTCGATTCCGCGTCCGGATGCGTCATGCGGTCAACCGTCCCGACTGCTCGCGATCGAATTCCTGGTACTTCGCGATCATGCGTCTGAACTTTGGCTTGTCGATCACCGTGGTGCCGTCGCGATCGAGCACGTTCGCCAAAACCATCGCGTCGCGTCGTTCCTTGCTGAGTTTGACTTGGGTCTTCTGGCCTGGGCCCGGCGTGGCTTCGCCGCCGGCGCCCGTGGCGGGTCCGCGGCGCATCTGCTGGCCATTCGTCTGTTGGCGCTGACCCGAGGTCTGCTGCCGCCCCTGGGCCTGCTGCCGTCCGTTGCCGCCCTGGCGCCCGCGCGACTGCCGATCGAACCAATGCGGCAGGTGTTCCTCGATCCGGTCGCGGAGTTCTTCCCAATACTCCGGCGTCGCGGGATTGAACCTCCTGGCCACTTGGCCATCGAGGTGGATCACGAGCTGCGAGTCCTCGTCGTCCGGGTCCTCGTTGTTGAACTGCGGGAACTCCTCTTGGAAGTCGCGCTTGAACTCAAGCTCCTCGCGGCTCTTCTGGCGCGGCTGCTGCTGCTCCTGGCGGCGCTGCTGCTGTTGGTCACCGCCGCCGGCGTCGCGGCGCGCACCCGCTTGGTCGCCACCGGCGGCCGGTGCGGCGTTGAGCTGCTGCTCGAACTGCTGCTTGGCATTCTGGAGCTGGGCGCGTTTGATGAACGCCGTGCCCTGCTCTTCGATGATCCTCGAGACCGCCTCGTGGTCCTGCTCGCCCATGGCCGCGGCCATGCGACGCCGGCCGTCGGCAAGTGAGCGCTCGACATCGGCCAGTTGGCCGTTGACGTTTTGGAGCCGGGACTGGACTTGGCTCTTCTCGAACTCGCCGAACTTCGGCGCGAAGCCGTTGACGCGCGCCGTCAGCTGCTCGATCGTCTCCTGCTGGCGCGAGACGATTCCCTTGAGCTCGTCGTTCTCGCGCTTGCCCAGGAGCGCGTTATCCTTGCGGCGTGCGCGGTCGAGCGGGCGGTTGAGCCGCTGCTCCTCGCGCGGCATGTCTCGCCAAGCGCGGCGGCGCTGCTCGGGCGACATCTGCTCGATCTCTTCGCGCGAGTAGACCTTGCCGCCTTCGGCGCGGCGCTGCTGCTGCTCGAGCACCGGCCGGGCGCCGACTTCCTCGGTCGTGACGCGGCCCTCGCCGCCGCCTTCACCACCACCGCCTTCGCCGTCGTCGAGGATGACTTCGAACTCTTCCTCGGGCTGGCGTGCCTGGGGCTGGCGCGGGGCGCCGTCGCGGTTGCCCGCGATACCGGGCGGGATCGTGGCGTCGATGACCGTACCGCCTGCGCGGTCGTCATCGTGCTCGGTGAGGACTTGCTCGCCAGCCATGGCTAATTAAAAGCTTTCACGGCGCACGGATCGCCGGTGTACTCGCCCAGAAGCGCCAAGTCCTTGAACAGGACGAAAACGACCTCGTCCTTCTCGCCGGCGTCGTTGGTATACGGGACCGGGATCCGGTCCCCCTGGTACTTGGGCACGCGGACGAAATCTCCGACCCGGCACCACGCGCCCTCGAACCATGTCTCGCCGGTCTTGCGGTCACGGAAGCACCCGTCACCGATCGCCACGACCTTCGCGACCTGAGTGGCATAGTGCTCGGTGGTCCGATCGTCGGCGGTCAGGATGATGCCACCACGGGTCTTGCGCTTCGGCTGACGGATCTGGACCAGCACGAGCTGGCCGAACGGCCGGACGCCGGGGTCGACCTCCGGGAAAGCTTCGGCGATCGAGGCATAGCGGAACTCGATCGCGTTGCCGCTGGCCAGGGTCGGGGTCGCGCCCGATGGGGTATGCTTGGCTGGCGCCAACTCCGCGACCTCGCGCTCCGTCGCCTTCAGCAGCGCACCGCTCATGCCGCTTCCTCAATGTCCTGGCGTGTCGCTCTCTTCATGACTTCCTTCGCGTCTTCGAACGCCTTGGCGCGGGCCTGGAGCTTCGCAATCCTGACAGGATCGACGTCGCCGACGATAGCCGCGTCTTTACACTTGGCGATCTCCTTGTCGCACTCGATCTCGAAGAATGTCTTCATCCGCGCAAGGGTTGCGGGTCGCGACCCTTTAGTGCAAGCCATATCTGGCGCTCACGATTGTGGGCGAGCGCTACCGATTGCTTGCACGGCGCTCCCGACGGGGGTAAAACGAAACTGACGCGTTAGGGAGGGCGTGCACCGCCGTCCACCGGAAGAATTCCCCGGGCGTCGCCGTCGAAGCCGAGAGCGAGAACCATGGCCGAAGCCGCGACCGACACACGTCTGCTCGAGCGCAAGGAAGCCGCCGCCTACCTGACCTCGCGGTGGTTCCGGATTTCCCATAGGACACTGGCCGACATGGCGTCGGCTGACAAAGGTCCGACCTATGTCGTCACGGAGCCCAGCGGTGGCCGCGCGCTCTACAGCAAAGCCGACCTCGACACTTGGGCGCAGCAGCGGCTTCAACCGCCGCCGAAGCGCCAACCACCTTCACCACCAACCATCGGCGCGTTGGCGCCGATCAGCAGGAGATAGGGTTACATGTCGACTCTCTCGACCGGGACCGTCAAATGGTTCAATCAGGACAAGGGCTACGGCTTCATCGAAATCGGCGCCGGCAAGAAGGACGTCTTCGTCCACGCTCGGCAGGTCGAGGAATCCGGCATCGCGGAGCTGCGCGAGGGCCAGCGCGTCCAATTCGAGATCAAGCCAGGGCGTGAGGGGAAGTCAGAGGCCCACAAGCTCAAGGTCGTCTGAAACGGCAACGGCGGAGGCCCTTGAGGAGCCTCCGCCGTGCTTCGTCTGCGGGCGGGGTTATGACCAGCCGACTATGCGGCCATCCCGGTCTCAGGTCAATAGCTGCAATTGACCTTCTTCGACGTGTCCGGCTTCGCGCCGTTCGGGTTGGTCTTGCCATCGACCTTCTCCCCAAGAGCCAAGCGCTTATGCTGGCTGATTGGCCCCTTCGGCTTCTCTGCGCCACCCTGCGACAGGTGGCTGTCGTTATAGTCCGAACCCTTAGCCATCTTGGTTTTCCCTTTCGAGGTTACGCGGTATCAGCGAGTCGCCGAAGGCTCGGCTAGACCGGAGCGCCTCGGCGTCGAGCTCCGGCTTGCTGGATATGACCATGCGGGCATCTGCGCGCCAGCGGCCTGGGTTGGCGTGGTCGGGCTCGCTGCTTGGCAGCCGACGCCAGTAGAGGATCCCGTCCCGCGTCGCGGCATAGTCCATGAGCTTTGAGCACAGCGCCTTCATGGCATCGTCGGCCGAGAGCGCGTTGAAGACCTTGAAGAAGACGTAGGGCTCGCCGGTCTCGCAGTGCGAACGCGGGATACCGGACTTCTGGATGAAGCCCGAGAGCTGGTCGCGGATCTGCTGCGGCGTCATGGCTTCTCTCCACTCCCCGGCACATAACGACAACTCGGATCCGCCTTCACCGCTTCCTGATATACATGCGCGCCGATGGTGGTCGGGTAGAAACGCCCGTCACGTTTCTTCACCAGATAGCTGGCGCGAGTCAGATACTTGGTAGCCCACCATGAAGGCTCGGCCGCGACGTGTCCGTCGACCAAAGCCCTACCGAGCAAGTGCATTGATCGAGGCCCGGTCTTCATAGCTTCTGGTCGTCCCACATCTCGGCGTCGGGCACTGGCGGGAACGCGCCCGCGATCTCCGGCTGCTCGGCTAGCACCGGCTTCGCCGAGAGCGCCAGCCGCATGCGGATGTAGCAGCGATAGGTCACGGCACCGCGCCGGCCCTTCTTGGTCCGCTCCTGCAGGAATGCGCGCGTGCCGGCGTAGCGCCAGTAGAGCTTCGGGTTCTCGCCCGGGTGCTCGCGGTGCCACCAGTCGGCGTAGAGGTTGAAGCACGCCAACGCGCGCCAGAGCGCGGTCTCGAGGTCGGGCGACAGTTCCTGGGCGCCATACGGGCACGTGCCCGGCGGTGGGTTCTTGTCGACGTAGAGCGGCGCTTCCACCTTGGGATCGTGTTTTGGGTCGCCGATGATCACGTACTCGTCGCCCGTCTGGCAGCGGGCGTGGTAGATCCCGTCGACGCACGGGTAGCGGGCCTCGATCGCCGCGACCAAGTCCTCGATCGTCTTCATGGCGCAGCGCAGAGTTGAATCGCTTGCGGCAGGAACTCTCTGACGTCATCGACAATCTTCTGTAGGCCGGCGAGATCACGAATACCCTCCTGCTCCGCACCGCCGACAAGCATCACCGCCATGGCCTGTGCCAAGGATAGGCCGCTCAAGACATCCCCGCGGTCGTGTCCTGGGCCTTTTACGACGTTGTCCTCGATCGATTTCACGGTTTCCTCACCATCTCGGACAGGTAGACGCCTGCCATCGCGCGCTCGAAATCTCGCCGGATCGCGTCCGCATCGCCACCATAGGCTTCCCAGACTTCGGGCGACACGATGAAATGCGTTGGGTGCGCCGTGAGCGGCGCCCGCATCTGGGCGCGCATAGCATCGAGCGCTTCCTCAAGCGACTTCTCGGTCAGGCCCGCTCCGGCATCAGGCTGGTTTGAGAATGGCCCCGTCATCACCAGCGGCTCCCCGCCGGCTTCCGGTCGGGCCGGGCGGGCTCGACCACCGGCGCGCCCTTGTCGCGTTCGGACGATACATAGACATCGAGGAGTTGCCGCTCGATCGTGCGCAGCACCGCGACTTGAGCCGCGATCGTGGTATCGCCGGGCTCGGCCCGACGGATGAACTTAGGGTTCTTGGTGATGGCGGCAAGCATGCGCGCGATGTTGCCGGCGCTTTGGATCATCGCCGACATGGTTTCGTCGTCGCACATGTGCTTCATCTGGAAATCGAGATTGCTGACCCCTGACAGCGCCTTGACGCCCGGAGCCGGCAACGCCGGATTGTCGCGCTTCTGCGCCGCGCCGTCTTTGCTCACGAAGAACATCGGGTACACGCGCGCGAGCGCGGAGGCGATGTAGCGCTCCCGCGCCTCGCGGTTGGTCAGATGGTTGTGCTCCGGATCTTGTGGGACCCGCCTATAGATCCTGGAGCAATACGTGCGCGCGGCCTCGTGTACTGCCTCCTCAATCGCGGCCGCATCCCAGCGCTTGTCAGCCGTCGACAGCGCGGTCGCCACCATCGCGACCACGAAAGGGTCGAAGAGGTGCATGTTGTCCTGGATATCGATGCAGTCGAAAAGCCAGACGCCTCGGCATTTTCCATCGGGGCCGGTCGGTTCTCGCGGAAAGTGCAGCACGTAGTGGCCAGTCTCGACTTCCCAAATGGCGAACAGCGAAAGCTCCGTGATCTGCGGCTGGAAGTAGTCGCTGATCTTTCCCCATAGGTCGTTCATCGTCGTGGTGTGCTTTGCTGTCATCGTCATGCTCCTACCATGGATTCGCCTGTCGTGAAGCCCGGGGCCTGCCCGCGGTTCAGCCGCTGAGTCGAAATATCTTCGGCGGTCTGGTTGTCGGCGCTGGTTGTCGCGATCTTGGTCGCGCTCTCGACCTGGATCTGCTCGCGCCGGATCTCGTTCTGCTCGGCCAGGAGCGCGTTGCGCTGCTGATCGTTCTGGGCGCTCGCCTGATCCGCCGTCGTCTTGCGCTTCGTCTCCGCCATCGCGGCCGCCTGCGCCGCCATCGCGGCCGGATCCATCGGCGCCTGCGGCTGCATCGACGACAGCAACTGCTGTGCCTTCTGAAGCAGCGGCATCGCCCTGGCGATCATCTGCATGTACTGCGGGATCACCCGCTTGGACGCCACGGCCAAGAGTTGGTCGAACCGCTGCTTGACCTTGTCGTCGGACGACATCAGGTCGACGACGTCACGGCCGGCAGCCTGTTGGATCAGATCCGTGGTCTGGCCGACGTAGAGGTATCCGATGTGCTCGACCGCGTGCTGCATGGCGCCCGGCAGGAACTTCTGCGCAATCATGGGTGGCGAACCTGGATTTAACGCCACGGCCTGCATGAAGTCCATCAGGACTTCGAGGTGCGCGGCATGATCCTGGTCCGGGAACGCGACCACGGGTTTCCCCATCAGGAGCGACAGGTTCTCGTTGACGGCGTTGAGCTCGTGCGGCTGCGGGATGTCCTGAAGGAATTGCTCCGGGTCCGGGATCTTGAGCCACTTCAGGAACCACATCTCGACTTCGCGGATCTTGTAGACCTGCGGTAGCACCTGCGCGCGCTGCTGGACCGCCGTCACCTGGGCGAAGCGCTGCTGGTCCGAGTAGATCGTCGGGTCACTCGTGGGCTCGATGTTGCACGGGCCCTCGTAATCCCGGCGATAGACCAGGATCTCGCGTCCGTTGTCATCGACCGCGAGGCGGTCGGGCAGGTAGAGGCGGTTGAGCCGGTGCAGGCCCATGAGCAAGCGGTTGAAGCTCGCGTGGACGCGGCGGTGGATCGCCGAGAAGACCGTCATGCCCTCCTCGAGCCGCGCCATCGTGGTCCCGACGGGGGTGTTCGGCGACTGGTCTGACGCGACCTCGTCGAGCGAGGTCCGGACGGTGTTCTTGAGCGCGTCGGTCAGGAAGCCCAGGAGTTGGAACAGGACCGGGCTCGGGCCCTTGCCCGGAAACTCCATCACGAGCTTCCGGATGTCGTCGACCTCGAGGCCGCGGTCGATTTCGGTCAGTTCGCCGATGTTCGGCCGCACGGTCTGGCCGCGGGTGCCCGAGCCCTTGAGCATCACGCCCGTGGCCGCGTTGGCGATGTGGGCACTGTCCAGGAGCGCGCGGAGCGACCCCGTGGCCGCTCCCGATAGGGTCCCGATGATGTGCGGGAGCCCGACGTTGCCGCCGCGCCAATAGATGAACGGGAACTCGAACGTGTGCTCGATCGGCTCGTAGGTGTCGTCGTCCTCCTCCCAGCAGCGGTACATCGCGCACATCTCGCGCGTCTGCTCGTCGATCGAGATCATGAAGGGCCGGATGTCGCCCTCCTGCTCGTCCCCGCCCAGATCTTGTAGCGCCTGGGCTAGGTCGGCATCGATCTCGATCAGCTCCGTGGTCTCGAAGATCGTGCGGTCGCCGTCGATGTTGAGCGCCGGCTCGTCCTTGCCCTGCACGCGGTCGCTGGCCTTCTCGGCCGGGGTCTGCTCCGGCCGGGTCGCGGTCTCGCCGAAGTCGAGGTCGATGTAGACGCCGTATTTGACCTTGTGCTTATAGTCGACGGCCGACATCGGGCGCTCGACTGTCCGGCGGTTGGCGGAGTGCCAGTTCGCGGCGCCGAAGGGATAGTGGCACCGGTCCTTCGGGATATACTCCCAGCGCGGCCGGCCGAGCCGGTGATCCCAAGTCTGGTCGACATACTGGGCACCCGCGAGCGGGACCTGGGTGAACATGGTCTCCAAGACGCTGAAGCCCTCTTTGATCTGCGTCGTGATCTGCCAGTTCATGTGCTCGACCTTGCGCTTGGCGCGCTCGGTCTTGGCCCGTGTGGCGACGCCGACGATCTTCTGCTTGACCGGGCCCGCGGGCGGCATCAGCTCCTTGATAACCCTGGCCTCGTAGTCGATGCACGCGTCCGTGAGACCGGGGTGGACCGCGCGCGATGCACCCTCGAACTCGGCACCGCCCGGCGCGTCCTTGCCCAGGCCGGTGCGGCGGATGCCCTCCTCGTAGTCCTCCTGGCCCTTCTTCCGCGCTTCCTTGTCCTGCTCGATCTTCTGCAGCGTGTCGGTGGCCAGCGACTGCTTGAGCCGGTCCTCGAGATAGGCGGCCAAGTTGGCGTAGAACTCGATCTGGTCTTGGTTCCTGGGTGGCTCGTAGGGCTCACCGATGGTGACGACGAGGTCTTCGCCGTCGATCGTTACCGTGTAGTCGTCGTTGTCTTGGTCGTCATCGCCCGGGTCCAGGTATTCCGCGACGGTGTCGCCGGTGTCCCCGGGTGGTCCTGAACCAGGACCTCTACGGTCGGGCGGGAGTTCGGTCTGCTGGGTCTCGGGCATTCATCGTCCTCGTGGACGGGGTGCGGGTCTCCCGAGCCTCGCCGGGGCGTATGCGCGCCACTATACACGACTCCTGGTTATTTCGCCTTCGCCTGTTCCTCGTGCTGCTCCGCCATGCGGATCATCGCGGTGCCGAGCTCGCGCAGGCTGACCCACGGCATCGCGAGGTCGATCTGGCCATGCCGCGGGTGCGGTATCCCGAGCACGGCGATGTGGCGCCCGTCGTACATGAAGGTCGTGACCTCCCACTTCGGGTTGACCAAGACCTCGGTGATGAAGCGGGGCTTGGGCGCGTCGGCCTGCGCGATGTCGCTCATAGATCCCCTTCTACCATTTGGCGGCTGTTGTTGAAAATCCGCTCATACTCGGCGGCCAGCGCCTCTTGCTGGCGGCGGTATTGTGGGTCGGCCGCCATGCGGCGCTCGTGGTCATCTTCCCAGGCGGCAACGGCGGCTCTGACGGATTCCTGCCAATAGCGCCAGCGCTCGTCTAGCGCCTTCAGGCCGGCGTTAGCCACGGCGGCGGTCCTGGGCGATGGCGAAGAGATGGGGAGCGAACTCGCCAACCATGTCGTTAAGCGTGACCATGCCGTTCCAGCCGACAGACTGAACGCGGTGAGTCGGGCCGTCCGGCTGATGAAGGAAGCAGATGTCGTGCTCCAGCAGCGCCAGCGCAGTCTTTTTCTGCTCAAGGTCATCGGCTGCCATGATCGGCTCATGGGGGCAGTAGGTGAGCCGGTCTTCGTCGAGGTAGGTGGCGCCGCAATCGGCGCACGTCACTCTCATTGCAATTTCTCCCAGGTGAAGCCGCCCTTCTTGATCGCGCTGTCGAGGTACTGGCCGGGGCTGCGGCCATCCCGGATGTGGTCGAAGTGCTCCGCCGGCACGTTGAGGTAGCGCCCGATCACCTGTACGCCGGTCTTCGTGCTCGGGTGGAACCGGACGTACAGGTGGTGGCCGTCGTGGCCCACGGCTTCCAGGTTCGAACTCTGCACCGGGTGCATGGGCGGCAGCACCATCATGGCGTCTCTCCTACTTTGGTATGGTTCCGCGCGTGCTTATCCGGTTATCACCCAGTGGTTCCGATTTCATTCCTGAAAAGGTCTCCGCCGGGCTTCCATCTGGCAACAAGGCCGGCATATTTAGATAAAAGTGTTACATCTTCTGACCACCAGCCCTCATCGATCTTTTCATATGAACGCCCATAGAACGTGTTCATGCGCCTATAGTGCTGGTTCATCTTTTCATTGTGTTCGTCGCACCGTCGACGATCATCTGCGATAGATTTTCGTTCGGCGGGGCTTTTGTAGCGATGAGCTATCTTCGCAAGTGTCCACATCGCCAGAACGACCATCGTGACCCAGTGGAAGCTATTCATCCCGCGCTCCTAGTTCATGGGTAACAACCGGATAAGCATGGTTCCGCGAACGTTCCGTGACCGATTCTGGGTTATGCACTTGACGATACCGGCCGGTCGCGGCGCAGCAGCGCCTCGGCCGTGGTCGACCGAACCCTGACCTCGCGGAAGCTCTTCTGGTCGAGGATGTCTCGGCGTGGCGGCAGCATGCCGTCGCGCACCCGGCGCCACACGCCCTCGTGCTCGCCCGTCATCTCCAGGAGCTTCGCCGGCACGTCCAGCTTGTCGTCGACGTAGATGTCGCGGAGGTAGAGGTGGGCGAGGTCGCGGGAGAGCCGCTGCTTGCGCGTGGCCTCGTCGTCAATCGCTGCCTGCTGCGCGCGGAGCACGCGGACATCACCGATCTGGCTGGCGCGCTCGCCCAGGCGCCGCGATGTCTCGGCGTCGATCACGGGCTCGATGCCGCGGTCACGCCTTCGGCGGCGCGGCGTCATGGACACCCTCGACCACGGTAAGGATCTCCAACTTACCGCCCAGTAGCTTGCGAGAGGAACTTGATTTTCCCGTGACCTCGGCCCGCTGTTTCGCACCGCGCAAGAAGTGCTTTAGCGCAAAGCGGCTTAGCCACCATGGCATCTGCAGCCGAATGCTGATCACTCTCGGTTCTTCGTCTGGGTCGGTCACGTACCGACCGCCTTTCTCAGGTCCGCCAGAACCTGATCGAAGTTCGCATACGGCAGACGCACCGCGGTGTCGCGCTGCAGGCCCTCGAGCAGCACCAGGGCTTCGCCCGCCGCCTTCTCCATCTCGGCCACCGGGATCGCCATGGCCGCGAGTTTGACCGCGACCCGGGGCGCGATCTTCTTGCGCCTGAGGTAGACGCCGGACTTCAGGATCTCGGGGCCGAAGCGGAGCGCGTAGGGGCCGCCGCTCATACCGCGATCTCAGCGCCGATCGGCTTGCCTGGCTCGCCCGCGATCAGGACGATCGTGCCGACCGGAATCGGGCCTCCATCGCTGGTCGCCTTGATCCAGTATCGGCACTGGATCGGCGCGGGGGTGGCTGATCTCGTCGTGCGAAAGTGGTGAATCTGAATATTGAACGCGTGAGAGCCGAGATTCGGGATGCTGAAGTCGCTCTCGCTGAGGGACTCGCGCTGATAGATCTCAGGAGGCATGTCCGCCAAAACTTGGAATAGTTCACGGTAGGCCGCTTGGTCCACATCGCGCCCGTCGCACGGTAGCCACGGCAGCGTGACTGGTTTCCCGGCTACCGCGGCCACGACGGCCTCTGGCGTCATCATGGTGGTTGCGGCGACGCTCGCGCCCGCGACCGCCAGCAGCGACTTCAGCAGGTCCCGCCGGTTCATGCGCGCGTCTTCTTGCGGGCAGGACTGCGGCTCCGGCGTCCGCGCGGTATCGGCGTCGAGAGCTTGACCTGTGCCGCGCTCTGCTCGCGCAGGCGAATTGTCCCCATCAAGTCGTTTAGAGTGACTAGTTGACAATTCGCGACGAGATCCACGCCTTCTCGAATAACCTCGCCCTCGAATGCGCTCATCATGCGGGTGGCGTGGATGGCGCGCGCCAGCACGATCACTGAGCCTTCAAGCTTAGCTAGAGTATCGTTAATCTTGAGGATCCTGACGTCGTCGCCGATCTTCGCCGCGCCGGCGGGGCGCTGGTCTGCGGCGGTCTCGCCTGTCAGATATCGCTCGAAGATGCGGGCGGCCTCCGCGATCGCTGCCGGGTCACGCCCGGGCATCGCTTTGACGGCAAGTTCCAATGCTGTGTCGCGGTATGACATGATGTGCTCGACGCTCCGGTCAAACGCCATAGGGGTTAATTCTGGCCTTCTCGCGCTCCCGCTCCCGCTTCGCCGCCTCCTCGGCCTCCGCTTTCTTCTCCTCGGGGTCGGGGTCGGGCAACTCCTGGGGCGAAATGGCGAGAAAGCTCTTCGCTCCGAGATATATCACCGCCTGCGACAGGCTGTCGACATAATCGTCGTACTCGGTCGAGCCCTCGCCCTGGAACGCCGTGACCTGGTCCAGGAATGGCTCGACCCAGTCCCGGGGCTGGCCGAGGCGCGCCGCCACGGTGCTCTCGGGGATGAAGAGCCCGCCCTGCTTGATGTAGGGCGAGGCCGCGTGGAGCCGCATGGTCTTCGACATATTGCCGGGGTTGTAGGGCCATGTCGGCGCCCCGTAGTTGACCATCATCTGCCGCAGCTGGATGCCCGAGGACTTGTTCTCGATCAGCATGATGTCGGGCTTCCGGCCCGGGTTGGCGCCGTACTTGGTCCGCATCATCTCCCGGGCTTTCTCGAGCAGGTCCGGGAACCCGTACCGGATGGCCCAGCAGTCGAGCAGCACCGCGGCGTAGGGATGGCGCACCTGGAGCCGGCGCAACTCCTCGGCCGTGAAGCATTGCTTGGTGTTGAAGATTCCCCACACGGTCGCGGCCGTGTAGTCGATCTTGACCTCTCGCTTCTTGGCGTCCCAGTCGTAGTTCTCCTCCTCCGATGCCGTGTCGAGGCTGATCAGCACATAGGAGAATTCGGGGAATTTCTTGATCTTGCCGTCGAGGCCGCGGTACGGCCAAAGGCGGAACCAGCCGCGCTTGATGATCGCGCCCGACTGGTCGTCGAGGTATTCGCCGTGGATCTCCTGCTTTCCGATCTGTGTCCCTTCCTTGGACAGGATCGTGTTCCTGAACGCGGGATCGAGGTTTGGAAGGTTCTCGTATGTCGAGCCCGTGATCGTGATGACGTCCGGCCGCTTCTCCAAGTTCTTGAGGAAAGGATTCGGCTTCGGCGTGGTCCCGAACACCGCGCGCGCCGGCGAGCCGTCGGGGCTCTTCAGCCGAACGCCGAACATGGCGTTGTCAAAGGCCTTCTCGGCATTGCCGGCGGGCCGGTCCCAGGCCGCGAACTCGTCCCCGCCGAGCCGGTGGCACTGCGGGCCGCGCATGCGCTCGCCCTCTTCGAAGGTCGCGAAGCCTTTGATCATCGAGCCGTTGGCTAGATAGAGCCGTGGCCGCTTGCCGGCGCGGTATGCCTTCGCCCAGCTGGCGCCGCGCAAGCATTCTGCCGGCACCACGGCCTGAAGCCCAGACACGCCTTCGAATATCGTGCCCTCGACGTCGGTCGAGGTCGCGGCGAGGTAGTGGCCAATCAGCTCGGGCACCTGCCAAAGCTCCCACCACAGCCATTCCGAGATGGCTTTCGTCTTGCCAAAACCGCGGCCGCAGCGCCACAGCAGTATCGACCACGGCAAGCCGCGGGGCGTGGTCTCGGGCGGAATCTGCTTGCCGTTGTACTCGGGCTTGCTCTTGCGATCCCAGGCGTCGGTGAGCCAGCGACGGCGCGCCGCGAAGGCCGCCAGGTCGGCGTCAGAGTAGCCGGTGTCGGCGTTGGTTAGGGTGGAGTCGTCCGGGCGACCGGTCTCAAGCGTCATGCCGCGGTTGCGTCACTGCTCGCCCTCTTCGGGCGCCGGACCGACGGCTATGCGGCGGGATGCCATGTCGTCCTCGACCGCCTGGACCGGCGTCTTGCCGGCTTCGTAGGCGTCAGCCCAATAGCCCCAGTCGACGGCGCGGTGCGGGTGCTTGCCGACGTGCTGGTCGAGCAGCGCCCCGACTTCCGCCATCCATCCAGCAAAGCGCTCGTCGACGTGAATGGTCTCGGCCGGCCGCGCCTCGGGCTGGGGCTGCAACGCGCGCACGATCGCGAGGAACAGCCTGTCCTTGACGCGCTGGACCTCGGGCAGGTCCACGTAGGGCACCAGCGCCGGGTGCGTCTTCGCGGCCGCGTCCTTGACGTCGCCACGGCGCCAGCCGTCCAGGATCTTGGCGTTCATCCAGGCTTGGTGCTGATCCTCGGGCGTCGAGCCTGGGTTCGCGATAGCGAAGGCGACGCCATCGATGTAGCCCTGGACGCTCTGCGCGGCGGCCGCCGCCTCCCACGGCGGATCAACCGGATGACCGACATGAGCACAATACGCGCGGTTCGCCTCCCAGCAGATCCGCGCGATCGTCACGGTGTCGGTCACGGCTTCTCCTTGCGCAGCATAGCGAGCTTGGCGCCGATGTTGGCCACCAGCGTGTTGGCCATCTTGTTGAAGTCGCCCTTGAGCTCTTCCGAGGTCAGGACATTGATGCCTAACATCAGCATCACGCCATCGGGGCTCCGCGCCAGCCCGCGGCTCCTAATGCCGATGTCTCCATGCTGGTCCGCGATGCTATCGATCTCCTCGTTGGCGATCGGCTCAATAATCGCCAGCAAGTCACTGAACGTCACCGCCGTTCCCGGAATGCACTCGCTAGGCTTCTTGATCGTCATGAAGTCCATCGGCTGCAGGCCCCTGTCGCCGAAGTTCTCGCGCCACCAGTGCACCGCGCGCGTGGCCCAGCTCATTGCGCGGCCTGCGCCGGCAGCGGTTGCGTGGTCCCGTCCTCGCGCGGCCAGCGCACCCGGCGGCTGTCCCACACCGGAGCGCCCCGCATGATCCGGAAGCGGTTCGCCTGCGCTAGAAGCTGGTCCCGCATGAGCCTCTTGCCGCCCGCCATGTAGCCGCCGTGATCTGGCTTCGGGTTCACCTTGGTGCCCTGGCGCTTGAATTCTTCGATGATGTCGTCGAGGCACGGCGACTCCTCCGAGGCGCGGCTCACGCCCTTGGTGCGGAGGTGCTCCTGGACGAGCTCGGCCTCGGTCGGCTTAGGCGGCGCTGGCGCGGCCTCGTGCTCGATGACCCTGTCGGCTGAATGGCCCGGCAGCGGCGGCTCGCCATATGGCCTTGTCCCGTGGAGATCGCGGACGATGAGGCGCTTGAGTTCCAGCGCCGCCAGGATGGCGCCAAGACCGCCGAGCCGCACCTCCGCGCGCTTGGCGAGTTCCGTCCAGGTCGGCTGGCGGCCCTGGCGGTAATCGCCCGTGATGATGGCGAGGACGCTCTTCTCGGTCGAGGTCAAGGTCGCCTCTGCGCCGACGTTGAGCGGCACAGGCACGGGCGCACGGTGCGGAGACAGGTCACGCCCATCCATCTCCTCTCGCGGCTTCAACTCGCCTGCCGCCACCAAGGCGTCACGCCTAAGCTGTACCGTGTTCTTGGCGGCGCCGGTCAGGGCCGCGACATCTCTGGTTGACTTGCCTTCTCGTAGCGCGGCCGTGATCTTGACGTTGACGTCGTCATCTACCCGTCTTGTACCGCCTACCATCGGTAGGTCTGGTGCAGGCGCATCGGGCGCCCCGTAGATGCCGACGTCGAACCGCTTGACCTCGCCGAGTTCGACCATGCGCCCGAGCGTGATGCCGACGTGCCCGACCGGGAAGCTTACGGCCTTGGCGATCTCGCCGTAGCGCATGCGGCGACCGCCCATGATCTTCAGGATCTCGGCGGCGCGCTTGGCGTAGGCCGTGACGGCATCGACGCCGCGGGTGCGCAGGGACTCGGTCTTGGGTGCGGGCATGACGACGACATGCCCAGCTGCGACTTCGGCGAGCCGCTCGCGCGCGATCACGATGTCTCTCTCGTCCTCGGCGCGACCCGCCGCCGGCTCGCTCAAGGTTGCCGGCGGCGTCGCGTTATCTGGCGAAGCGCTCTCAGGTTCTCCCGATCGTCTCGAATGTCCGATCACCTCCTTGGCGACAAGCGGCGAGGGCAGGGGCGCCTCGGCCGGCGGCCGCTCAGGCGCCGGCTTGACCTCTTGGGCTTCTCTGGCGGCCTCCCGCTCGAAGCGGTCGATCGACACCGCGACCTTGCAGAGCTTGAGGTATAGATCGAGCCAATCCTCGTAGAGCGGCGACTGCCACCCCGGGAACGGCGGCATCAGGGCGACGAACTGCGCGTGGCGTCGGTTGATGCGGTTCAGATCGAAGTCGCTCATGGCGCGATCATATCCCAACCCGCGCGTTCCCGCGAAGCCGCTTCTGCCGGCGGCGCTCCCGCTTCGCCTGCGCCGCCGCGTCGTCGAGCAGATCACGGGTCGGGTCGCGACGGCGCGGGCCCGTCATGCTGCCGTCGGGGTTGTCGAGCACAACGGCGCCGAACGCGCCCAGCAGAACCTCGGCGGCACTGCCGATAACGTCCACCTTGCGACGCATGGCGCGTCTTGCGACCGCTCGCCCGCCGACCGCTGGCCCTCGAATGTTGCTCATGGCGCCTTCCTGTACATGATGCCCGCGGCCTGTCCTGTCGTCAGCCCCAGGTCCGCCGCGACCTCGGCTTGACGCTCGCCAGCGCCCACGCGCCGGATGAGCTCGTCGACGATCGAGCGCCCGTAGTTCGCCGTCCGGCCGCCCTTCATGCCGTGGCCGACGAAGACGATGGTTTCGTTACGAGCCGCCTCGGCCCAGCACAATCCGCAAGTACCGCACGCTTGCGTCTTCTCCGTCTGGGCCGGGCAGACCAAGCCTTCGGCGACCCGCGGCCCCTCGGGCAGGCGCCAGATCGTCGTCGCGGCAGGGTATGGGTGCGGCCTCTCGTCGTTTCCCGAACGCATGAGTGCGCCGGCTCCCGGGCGGGACGACGATGGGTTTTCATCGGACGGGCCGCGCGCCCGCGAAATACCCCGGGAGCCGGATTCTATCGATGTCCTGACCGCGAAGCGGTCCCACCAGAACTCGCGGATCCGCGCGACCTCGGCGCCGATCGGGGTCTCGACGCCCCAGTGCGTGTAGCCGAAGATCCGCAAGGCCGGGAACTCGGTCAGCCAGGCGGCCCACTGCCGCACGTAGGCGACGGAGAAGAAATCGCCCAGTTGGTGAAGCCGGACCACGAAGCCGCGGGCGTGGCGGCGCTGGAGCCGCCGCAACTCGTCCGCCAGCAGCGGGATCAGGTCACGGTCGGCGGCGACGCGCTTGGCCAAGTGCATGGCGTTTCCAAAGCATTTTTGCCAGAGATCGCAAGACCTCGGGCACGTCGCCCGCTCCTCGAGCGTCAAGGAGAAGATCGGCATTCCGGCCCAGGCGCCCTTGGTCACGCGCGAGCCGAGCTTGCGCGCGTTGACGCCGCTGATCAGCAGCTCGGGCGCGTCGCGCGAAGCCCGGACCTGCGACGGGAACATGGTCCTACCCTCGACAACAGCCGGGTGGTCGGCCCGTAGTGCGTGGACTTTGCTGGGTTCGAGCGGCACGTGGGCATGAAACCGTCTGAGCGCCTTCTGGCCGCGGGCACCGGCCGCGAGGCCTCGGGTGGGTCTGGCCCGCATCGAGCGGCCGACCCGGAATGTGCTTCGGGCGCCGATCATCCAAGCGCTCTCTGCAGGGCGAGCAGCCGACGAGATAGCGACGGCGGGTTTGGCTCCTGAGCGGCTTTGACTACGGCTCTGGCCGCCTTCTCGATCGCCAATAGCCGCGTACGTCGCTTGTTGCTGCGTTCGCTGCTGGTCATCGCCCGCGCGCCGAGACAGGGGCGGCCTCGCTTCGCCTTCATCGCTTGCGCTCCTCAGACCGGGGCCTGCCCAGTCGCGAGACCCTTGGTACACCCGAAGTTGAATGCGGCGCAAGCGGCGTGATAGGCTCGCGATGGCGCCAAACGCCGCCGGCTGCCGTTATGGCTACCCGGCAACCTGAGCAAGGAGAGCCGTTATGGCTACCATCGTAGACTTCGCCAGTTGGGTCGACCGCGACCTATCCCGCTTCGGCAACACCCGCGACAATGTCGAGGTCGTGGCTACCGGAGAAACAGAACTCCGCATCCGTATCTATACCGACGTCCACCGCTATACCATTTCGGCCAGTGACCCGAAGCTTCGCAAGGTGCCGCTGGTGCCTTTCGGGGCGGATTCTCCAGCGGCGGTAGACTGGAGCAAGGTGCCGCATCAAGAACTCATGAACGAGGGCTACCTCGGCTGCACGGCTTCGTGCCGCAAGCCGAGAGCGGGCGAGGATTGGACGCGTGGTAGTGATCTCGCCGACGGGCCACTGACCGAGGCTATATGGCGGCGCATCCTCGCCGACATCGTCTCCTACGAGATGGTCAGGGTGCATCGCCAGAGACAGCCAACGGCTGACGAACTGGCCCGGCAGCAGCAAGGCCAAGGACCGGTTGCCGGAAACGTCGCGACGGCGTAATCTGCGGTTGCTAGGCCCACTCGGGCCGAACGGGGAGCACCCAGGGGCGCCGGTCAGCGATGGCCGGCGCCTCTTCTCACTTCTCGATCTGTTCGACCAGCCATTCGCCAAGCAATCGGCGTCGCGCCTCGCGGCCGGCGCTGTCCACTGGTGTGTAGAGCCACTTCACGACGTCGGTCGCGGTCGCCGGCGGGGCGCTGGTCGGCATCCCGATGAACTCCGCAAGGGCGCGATCGTCGATCTTCATCAGATGCTCCGGCGATCGCCGCGCCAGGGCAGGGTGTCGGTATCGTCGTCGGTCGGCGGGGCCTCGATCGGGCCGCCGGGGCCGAGGATCACGGGCCCGTCGGGCGTGAGCAGGACCTTCCGGTCCAGCGGGACCGGAGCGTCGGAGCCGTAGAGCAGCGTCGCCGCGCCGGTGCAGCCGAACCACGCCGCAGGGCCGGCGGCCAGGAAGATCGCGATTCCGAGCGCCGTCGAGGCGTGGCGCCTACGCCTCGCCCGCGCACTCCGGCGCAGGTCGAGCGGCATCCCAAGTCGATAGCCCGGCATCCGTTCGGTCATGTCCGCCTCCGCCCCCGCTTGGGCGAACGCGCCGTTGACGATGATGTTCAAAATCCCTCCGGGCGCGCGATGGCGCGGACTAGCCACATCATCGCGGTCTGCAGTTCCGTCTGCGCGATCGCGACGGCCCGCTGGTCAACGCCAGCAATGCCTTTCACCCGGAGGAGAAGCGCCCGAAGCCGCTCGCCCTCATCCTTGACCTCGTTGATCAGCGCGATTTCGGCCTCGGTGAGGTCGCGGTAGCCGCTGATCTTCTTGTGCTGGTTGTCGACCATCGTTCTCTCCTGTGGTTCTCGGCAGATCAAGCATACGCGCCGCTCGGGCGGGATGGGGTTGCTTCGGTCGCCGCAGTCGTAGACGTGCGCATGCCGATCGGTCGTCATCTCGTTCCCTTCCGCCGGAGCGGCTTCTTGCGCTGCAGGCCCTTGGGCTTCGCCTTGCCCGGCGCGGCCTTGGATGCGCCGAAGACGTGCGCCACGCCCCAGTGCCGCTCCCCGCAGGTCTTGCATTTAGGCGCTTCCATCACCGCACCTGCGTAGGGGCATCGGCGTCATCGATGCGCCCCTCCATCTCTATGCATGTGAAGGCGAACGAGTGACCGGGCGAGACAATCGGCTGGTAGGCCTCGCATAGCTGCTTCGACGCAAACACCTGGATCGTGACCGCCTCCATGGGCGGCTTGCAGTGGTTCACCCAGTTGTCGGGCGACTGCAGGCAAACGACGACGAGGACCCAGATCATGCGAAGTGCCAGTAGATGACCACCGCGACCGCCGTCGTGACCGAGCCCACGGCCAGCATCAGGGCCTCGAACACCGCCGGGGCGACGACGGCCAGGGCCACGAGGGCCACCGTGACCGCGATCGCGTGGGGCGTGCGGCGGAGCTTCACGACGCGGCCTGCCGCTTGGCCAGCCACACCCGATAGGCTTCCTGGTGCTCGGGACACAGGTCCTTGTTGGGCGCCACGGTCTCAGCGTGGTCGGAGCAGATCGGACGGTCGCAGGTCTTGCCCTCGCCCATCTTCCAGTCGCAGAGCCGCGTCCCTGGCCGCTTGCACGCCCAGCAGCGGCCACCACGCGGCTTCGGCCCGCAGACGATCGCGTATCCGCCACCGGGCAATTCCATCGAGCGACAGGTCATGCGTCCTTGGTACGCCTTTCCGCGAGCCCAGGCAATGCCGGGTTGAACGGAAGCTGGTTCCATTCCGCCTGCTGCACCGCCAGCGGCGTTGGAAGCCGGCCCTTGCCGTCGAGTGCGGATTTTACGGTCTCGACCCGCTTGCGCAGGCGCCGCTGCGTCGTTCCCTCGGGCGGGATCTCGCCGAGGCGCGCGTGGATCTGCTTCGCCTTCTCGACCTCGGCTTCCGTCGGCCACCGCGGCCCGCGCTCGCTGTTGCAGTCGGCGTGCGACAGCACCACGCCGTGGCCGTCGTGCGTCCGACGCATCGGGTGCCCGATCGGGTAGACGTGCTCCTTGCTCACGACGAGGCCGTGCGGATCCTGCTCGCCACGCTCGAGCAGCATCGCTTGGTCGCACAGGAAGCAGAGCCCGTCCTGCGCCTGGAACAGCATCTTGATGTGCCGGGTGATCTTGGTCCGGGACTTCATCGGCTTCGGCGAGCTTTCCAGAGGTCGAGCTTCGCCTGCATGTTCAGGTAGAGCTCCGGCGCGGCGCCGACGAGGCGCCCGAAGCGCAACGCCATATCGGCCGTCAGCGAACTCTTGCCGGCCAGCGTCGCCGACAGCGCCGCGCGGCTCACTCCCATCCGTCGGCCCGCGGAGGCGATCGGGATCTTCAGCTGCTCGCGCATCAGCGCGCCGGGGTGCGACGGCTTTCTCATGGCCGCAGCGCCATTCGGGCGACGCGCTGTAGATCACGCGCGAATTCGCGCCAGCTACCGTCGCTCGCCAGGGTGCTTTCCGGCGAGCCCGCTGGGCGTCCCGCCTCGACCGTCTCGAGCGCCACACGGTAGCGTTCCGCGGCGCTTTCCGGTCCCGGGATCTTGACCCAGCCGCGCTTCGCCATCTCGCCCTCGGTCATGTGGCCGATCGGCGTCGCCCACGTACCGGCGCCCAGGTGACTGTCGAGGCGGCACATCTGAACTTGGTTCTGGCTGTCGGCCCACACCGCCCAGCGCTCGCCGGGGCGATAGGTCGTGAGCGTGACCAAGGCATCGCGGAGCGACATTACAAGCCCAGGACGGCGGAGATGATCCCGAGCACGGCGCCCACAATAGCCGGCATGTAGAAGATCGGGCTCGTGACGAAGTCGAACGGATGGACGCCGTAGTTGCAGATCGGATGCGGACCGTGCTCGCGTCCGCAGCGCTGGCACGGCATCATTGAGGAATCGTCTTAGCCAGTGCCTCGGCGACCGCCGCTGCCTTCTTGCCCAGGTCCTGCGCCGCCTCCCAGGGGTCGCGCCCTTTGCCCGTGTACTCGGCGCCGTCGGCCTTCAGGATGATCTGCACGCCATCGTCTGGGTTGGCCCAGATCGAGATCTCGCGCCGCTCGAAGAACTTGCGCGCCAGTGGCGCGAGCGTCTCCAGCAGATCCTCGACCTCCTGCCAGGTCCGGTTGGCGTTCCGGCCCGGCTTCGGGCCGCCCATGATGAGCTTGAGCATGTCCACCTCCTTCAGGTTCTCTGCGGCAGCATCGGGACCGAGCCAGAGCACGACGGCGGGAGTGCGCTGACCAGCAGCCGAGCCTCCGCGGCCAGATCACGGAACCCCAGCCGCATCGTCGGCGACATCTGCTTGAGGTCGATCTCGATCGGGGTCTCGCCGACGAAGATCACGAAGCGAATCGGTAGCGGCGTCTCAGACATTGGGCGTCACCCTATCCCTAGGCATGGCGGCGCCTCGCGAGCTGATCCGCACTTGAAGGGCTGGCGTCCGGTGATGAAGAGCGGCGGGTTGGCCAGTGTCCCGCGTTCGTCCTTTCCGCTCCGCCCAATGTTCCATCAGTCCAGTATCCTCGACCTCAGCTGCTCCAGCGAGATCTGATGGATCTCGTCGTCGACGTAGCGCCGCTCCAGGCGGTCGAAGATGCCCCAGGCCGGCCGGCGCGGGTCGAACCGCAGCGGCACGTAGCGCCAGCGCGCGTCCGAGAAGCGGCACCGCGGGCGGAGCGCCCACGAACCCTTGAAGAGGTCGTGGAAGCACTCCTCGTGCTCGTGGTCGAAGACCTCGGAGACCTTGGCGGCGGTCAGGGCCGCGGGCTCGGTCATGTGTCCAGGTCGCCGACACAGGCGGCGAGGACATGTTCTGCCCTCGCCAGCCGATCCATAGCGCCTGGCTTGCTCGGCTCGGCCACCGCCAGTCGCCGCGCATCGCGCCACTCGCGCGCGGCCCTGACCAAAAGACCGATTTCTGTCGGAACGCGACCGAGACTCATCAGCGCGGTCTCTTCGTGAGTTCGGCCGCGGCGCGGTTCTGCCGCTCCAGCGCACGCTTGGCCTCATCCGCTTCGGCCTGGCGCTTCGCCAGCACCTCGCCCTTGCGCTGGTAGCGCTCCATCAGGGCCTGGGTCAGGGTCGCCTGCGCCTCGGTCAGACGCTTCACGTCATCGTCGGTCATGGCGGGGCCGTCCGGGTGGCCGTGATAGCCGAACACCGTCACGGCCTCGTTGTAGAGGTTCTCGGTGTGCCGCTGCACCAGACCCCGGACCTCGTTCACGCTCGGGACACTCATGGCAAGCTCCTCCTGATGAACTCTTGGATAGCTTCGTCCTGATCGAAGGTGGCGATCGCGAAGCCGACGGCGCTCGGCGACGGGCCAAACTCCATGTAGTCCTCGGTCGCGCGCTTGATGACTTGGACCATGGCGGCGACCTCCGTGGCCTTGCCGAAGCGGCGCTCGCGGTGAGGGTGATGGCGGCGCCACTCCCGCACGACGCGGATCAGCCGGCGGCCGATGATGTCGCAGTCCTCCAGCGTCGGCGAGAGGCGGGGCATGGCGGAAGCGACGCGTGGCATGGGTGGGGTACCTCTCGGGCGGTCTTGACTTCTACTCCTCAACCGCCGCGCGCCGCAACCGCGATCTTCAGGGCCGGTGCACGACCATTTCGCTCTTGCTGCAGTCGAGCACGTAGCGCGTGGCCTCGCCGTTGGCGTCGAGCCACATCTCGCCGCCGCAGGCCATGACGTGATCCTCGACCGCACGTAGCTCCAGGTAACCGAGGGCGGCCAGGATCGCGACGACGGCGCTCCCGACGGCAATCCAGAGCCGTGCCTCTCTCGCCGGGCGCGGCTCTTCATGCCAGGGCGGCTGCGCCATCTTCGCCTTCAGCCACTCGCGTGTCGCCTCGCGGGAAGCGTCCCTGGCGCTCGTCGGCCGGGGCGGGATGTCGAGACCGTCGTTCTCATCCATCGTCACTCTCCCAGCCGCTTGACCATCGTCATGTGCCGGTGGCCGCGGGGATAGTCCGCGATCTCGCACGTGACCTCGAACCCCAGCTTACGGTAGAACCCCGGCGCCTGGAAGCTGTGCGTCTCGAGCATGATCTGGTGGCAGCCGCGGCGGCGCGCCTCGGACTCGACCGCACGCATGATCTTCCGGCCGAGGCCGAGCCGGCGCAGCACCTCGGGGACGAACACGTAGCGGAGGTAGCAGGTCCCGCCCCAGGTCCAGCCGTAGGCGCCGCCCATGAACTCGCCATGCAGCCGCTCGAAGACCCCGAGCTCCTCGCCGCCACCCGTGGCCTCGCGGTTGAACTCCAGCAGCCCCTCGTGCAGGAACCGGACATCGGCGACGAGCGGCGTCGACTCGACGGTCAGCATCACGCGGGGTCCTTGGCCTTCTTCCGGCTCTTCCTCATGGCTTTGGCGAGGTAGGCGCGGCGGTTGTCGCAGTAGGCGCACTCCCCTGGAGGGGCGGTAAGCTTAACGCGGTCTCTAGGCGGCTGAGGCGCCGCTCGATCCTGTTCATGCGCCGCGTCGAGAGCAAGCTGATCAGCGACAGCAGTACGAGCGACACTGTGATTGCCATTAGCCTTTCTCCGTGGTTTGGCGCTTGCCTTCTTGGGCAGGTGGCAGTTGCCGGCCCAGTGGCCTTCGCCGCCGCAGTTGGTGCACCGGACCAATGGCATGCGCGCTATGACGGCCTCTTGACCGCTCGCTGATATTCCGGAACTGGACCGCCCAGGCGATAGATCAGCGAGGGCGACAGGTCATAGGCTTGCGCGATCCGCCACGCTGGCCAGCCGCGCATCGAGGCGTCGAGCATCTTCTCGAACTCTGGCTCGCCTGGACGCACGCCGATGCGCGTGACCTCCTGGATGGCCGCCTCTCGCGTCCTACCGGTCATGGCCATTTCCCTTCCCGTTCGGCTTCGCTGGCGCGGCCTCGGGCTCCTGGTCGATGATCGGGCCGCCGGGCGCAGGCGCCGGCAGGTGCCGCCCGCGCTCCATCTCGCGCAGCCACTCGATCGTCTGCCGCCGCTGCTTCGCCCGCTCCTCCCGGACCTCGGGCGGCGTCGTGTCCTCGACCTCGACCTTGTGCTGCAGCGGGAACATCCCGATCTCCCGCCCCATCAGCTCCAGCGCCTGGCGCGGCGGCGACAGCTTGATCCACGTCCTGCGCATCACCTTGCCGACTGCGTCCGTCGTCTCCTCGACCTTGATCTCCTGGATCGCCGCCATATCGTCCTCGCTGCAGGCACTGAGGTCGACGATGAATTGTCCCTCCTCGTCGATGCGCCCATAGCGGCTCAGATTGGCGAAGCCGATCTTCCGCAGTTGGTTGAGGATCGACGCACGGTTCACGGCCGAAATGTCGACCACTGCCTGGGCGATCGCCGGCTCCACCTTATCGCGGTATTCCTGGATCAACGGCGCGATCTTGGGATGCCGTAGCAGCTTCAGCGCCTCGATCATCACCCAGCGCGTCGCCGTCTTGACCTTGACGTCGTAGGACTCGCGATAGGCCTTCGAGGCGTTCCGCTCCACGGCCAGGAAGTTCACCGTGAACGCCGTCTGCCGCTCCGTCAGCCCGCGCTGCCGGCACAGCGTCGCCAGCACCCCGGCGTCAATGTGCCCGTTGCTCAACGTTTCGGCGAGGCCAGATCGATCAACCATCGAGCGCCACGATACCCGCGCGCCCAAAACGGCGCAACGTGCATGGCAGCCGGTAGGGTCAGATCAGGACGCCCTGCCGACTGGACGCGAACAGCCCGAGTTGGCCGATCTGCTCTTGATGCCAGCGGCGCATGTGGTTCTCGCGGTGGGCGACGGAGCAGGAGAAGCGGCCCTTGCTGGCTTCCCAGCGTGCGGCGCGGTCCCATGCCTGACTGTCCATGGATGTGATGCGAGGATGGCCCGCGAGCACACCGATGGCGCTGCCCTTGACGCCGAAGAGGTGGAGGCCCACGGACTTCGGGAGATGGCGGTCGAGCGCGGCAATGACCGCGAGCACGCCGTCGTCGCCCCTGAGTGGACGGCGGCAGACTGAGCCGACGCCGACGAGGGCCGGGAGGTCGCCCATCATCTCGGCGCACACGAGGTAGTCCTCGGGTAGCCATCCCTGGAGGACGGGCATCGGAGGCTTGACGCCCTGGATCTCGGCCTCGTCGCGGTTGCGCTCGAGCATCATGGCGGTCTCGAGGACGCGCCGGGCGACCTCGTCGCGGTCACGGGCGATCTGGGGCTCGCAGCAGAAGTCCATCGCGGCCCACCACGTCCATGGGTGCGAAGCCGCGAGCGCGACATACTCGGCCTGGGTCCAGGGGTAGCCGCGATATCGGAACATGGCGACAAAGCCGGCGCTGTCGAGCGCGACGTCGGCGCCGTGGAACAGATCGGCCGACGGGCGCCAGAACTTGCCGTCGCGGCGGAACGCGTTGGCGCTGACCAGGATGGGCGAGCCGAGCGACTTGGCGACGCCGGAGAATCGGTTAAAGCAGGCCGGGATGCCGAGGCGGACGATCATGGGCGCACGCTATACCACCAACTCCCGGTTGACAACATGAAACTCCAGGGTGTAGCGTCTCGGGATCAGCATGAGGAGTACCGAGATGGCGACGAGACCTGACGTTTCCCAGACTGCACAGCCGCGCGTAGGCGATCTCCTGGCATTGCCGCTCACGTATGAGCCCGGGGGCGAGATGCTGGATGCGCGGGGGAAGAATGTGGACCATGACCGGAGCGAGCGGGAGATCGATGACATCGCCGCCGTGGTGGTGCGGGCGCTGAACGCGCACGACGCCATGCTGGCGGCGCTCCGGACCATCTTTGTTGCCGTGGCCAATATCTCGGCGTGCGACCCGCGCGAGCCGCTGTCCTACGCGGACAGGCAGGCGCTTCTTTCGGCCGCACGAGATGGAGCCGCCGCACGAGCGCTCGCGGAGGGCCGGTCATGAGCTACGCCATCGACGGCAAGTGCCACAACGCGGAGCCGGGCACGTTCGGGCACGAGTGCGGCAAGCCCGCGACGTGGCGGGGCACGGCGTCGACCGGGTTCGTCTCGGGCTTCTGCGACGAGTGCAAGGAGCGCGGATACGAGGCCCGGGATATCGTGGCGTGGACGCGGCTCGCGCAGGGCGGCGCCGACCGGGTCGCGGGCGCGGCCTTGATCGCACTCATGGGCTTGGCCGCGCTCTCGGCGTGCAGCCCAGCGGACTTGGGCCGGCGCGCCATGGAGATGCCGCACCCGACCATCGACATCGCCTGCGCCGATACGCTGATTGCGTACCCGGGCGGGTTCTGCGCGCTGAATGTGCCTGCCGAGACGGCTGGGCACATCACGATGTTTCCGACCACGCCAGTATCAAGGGCGGTCAGGTGAGACCGCGCCATCTGAAGGGTATGGACGAGAGGCGGTCTGCGAGATGGGGTCGCGACCGACAATGGCGGCTCATGGAGCGCGCCAGTGGGCGTCCGCTCTGGTTCTGCGTCTGGAACAAGCGAGGACTGCCTGAGAAGATCGACGAATGGCGCGACGGCCTGATCTCCGGCATGGAAATCCTCGGGTGGATCAAGCAGCACCGCAGATGGTTCATCGTCGGCCGCTGGTCCGAGGACCGCTATGCTGTGCCGATCATCCTCACCCCCGAAGGGCGGCGGGCGCTCGCCGAGCGGCGGTGCGACATGGAGCCGGTCGAGGGCGGTCTCGTGGAACCTGGGTTTCTGGCGAAACCGACCACGCCAGCGAAACGCCGACCGCACCCCCGTTTGGTGAGGTGGCGCGAGATCATGAGATCACGCAAGCGCTGACGCAGCCTTGAGCCCCGCTGTCAGAGCGCGGGGACCAGGGGTGCGCCAAGCACCGAAAGGGGCCAAGTCGATGAGCAAATATCTACTACCGACTGTAGATGTAGGGACGTTTCTGGTGCTGCGCACCGATGGCGCGGAAGAGATCGTGCGCAAAAAACCAAGTATCACTCACCTTCTCAAGGCGATCGGCGCCCATACCCTCGATTTCGTAGCGGTCGGCAGGGCCAGTCGATCGGATCTCATGATGGCCGTCGATGACAGTGGCTATGAGACGGAGTTGGTCGATCACGGTAATGGGCGCCTCGAAATGAAGCCAGTCAGGGCGACCAAGCCGTTCAACGCGAAGGCCACAGCACTCTACCACGCAGTCTGCCAGCCTGGAACTACGCACCAGATCGTTGGCGATGTCGCGCTCGTGCACGACGCGGATTTCGCATAGGGCTTAGCCGTCAGGGGCCGGGAAGCGCGAGCCCTGCCCCTTGCGGGTGCGCCAAGCACCGGGACCGAGAGGGAACACCATGAGAGCACGTTCGACCAAAATCGTTATATGCGTCGTCATCCTGGGGCTGGCCCTGGGGATCGTGGCCATGCGCCAGAGCCAAGCACCCGGGTACGAGCGCTACTGCACCGCCCTGGCGGCTTCGCACGGCGAGACATCGCATGAGTTCGCCGTCAGGTGCGAGAGGTGACGGCGGTGGAGCGCAAGCGCGGCCGGGACCTCCACCACGTCGACGAGCACATCGGAGCCAAACTCCGGGAGCGGCGGCTGATCCTGGGCTTGAGCCAGGAGGCTTTCGCGGCGAAACTCGGGATCACGTTCCAGCAGGTCCAGAAGTACGAGAAGGGCCGGAACCGGGTGTCGTCGAGCATGCTGTGGCTGGTCTCGGACGTGCTCGATGTCACGCCCGGGTACTTCTTCGAGGGGCTGGGTGACCGCGCCTCGCCCCCGATCACGGGCGGGGGCGGGTCCTATGCCAGCGAGCGCGTCATCCTGGAGCTCGCCCGGCACTTCGCCACGCTCGAGCCGGACCTGCAGCGGAGCGTGTTCTCGCTGGTGAAGGCGATGGCGCGCGCGGCGAAGGCTGCGTCATGATACGATCAGCCTATTACAACGAGATCGACCCCTATGCCGCGCAATGGCTCCGCAACCTCATCGCCGCCTGTCACATCGCCCCAGGGGACGTCGACGAGCGTAGCATCGTCGATATCAGCGCATCCGACCTTGCCGGGTATGGACAATGCCACTTCTTCGCCGGCATTGGCGGATGGTCCTACGCGCTCCGCCTCGCTGGATGGCCCGACGATAGACCCGTCTGGACCGGCTCCTGTCCATGTCAGCCGCTTTCGAGCGCGGGACAGCGGAAAGGCCATGCCGACGAACGACACCTCTGGCCCGCTTTTCACGCGCTCATCGCCGAGTGCCGGCCTGCAACGGTCTTTGGAGAGCAGGTTGCGGGCGCGCTTGGACGTGAATGGCTCGCCGGTGTTCGCGCTGACCTGGAAGGCGATGGATATGCCGTCGGGGCTGCCGATCTGTGCGCTGCGGGCGTCGGGGCGTTCCACATCCGGCAGCGGCTCTATTGGGTGGCCGACGCCGCAGCAGCACGACGCGGCGACGCCGAAGACGCCGGAACAGGTAGAGGCATCGAAGGCGCGCGCAAAAAAGCGCAAGAACGGTGGAACGGCGGGATACCGGAATCTAAACGAGGAAGCGCAGCAAGTCGGCTGGCCGAGCCCGCAGTCGAGGGACGGGGCGCACAGCCGGAGCGGCCAGATCGAGCGGACGGGCGGGCGACGCAGGAACCTCGACGACTATGTGACGCTCGCGGGATGGGCGACACCAGCAGCTCAGGAAGCTGGCGGAACGCCGGAGCAATTCCTGGCCCGCAAAGAGAAGGCGATAGAGAACGGTGCGAGCCTCGGCATGTCGCTGACGAGCCTGTCGCTGCAAGTGGCGGCATGGGCAACGCCAGCGCAGGAGCGCGGCGGCTCGACCAAGGGCGAGCAACTCAACAATCAGGTCGTTCACCATGGGCAGATGCCGAGTGGATCGACTGCCGCGACGGCAAGCGCCGGCCAGTTAAATCCGGCCTTCAGCCTCTGGCTCATGGGGTTCCCGCTCGAGTGGGAAAGCTGCGCGCCGCCGGCAACGCGGTCGTCCCGCAGGTTGCCGCCAAGTTCGTGACCGCTTTCATCGAGTGCCAACCATGAGACCGTACTTTCTCCGCCAACGGCGCCCCGTCTCGGTCGCGGTGCGGCGCCGTCGACGGCGCCACGCGGTCACGCTGGGCGAGCTCGGGTGGGAGATCGCGGAGCGCCGGGTCGAGCGCATCCGGGCTCCCGCGCTCGCGGCCGGCGGGCTCGCGGCGTGGTACGTGGGGTGGCAGCTATGGCGTTGGTGGTCGCTGTGATTTTGCGTGGATGATCTTCGGGCGGGCCCACTGCCGCTGAAAGGCTCGCCACTCTGGCCCGGGTGCATGCCGTTCCTGTGACGGCGTGTCCGGGCGCCAGAGCATCGCCATCGGCGTGAAGCCGATCCCGACCATGTCCCTCAGACGCTTCTCGGCAAGCTCGAACGTGTCCTTCGGGTAGCCGATCATCACGTAGGCGCGCAGCCGGTGGGATTCGCGCGTGAAGCCAGCAGCCAGCAAGCGGCTGGCGGCGCTCTCCAGCGTCTCGAAGGCGTCCTGGGGATCGTAGGCGAAGAAGCAATTTGGCCTGGGCGTCAGGCCCGCGAGCAGGTCGACCTGATAATCCTGGAGCGCCAGCGCCTCGAGCCCGCCGGTGAACTGGACGCGCCCGGGTTGCCGGCGCAGCATGGCGAAGACGGCTTCGACGTGCGGCCTGGGGCAGGCCAGCAGATTGTCGTCGAGGATGTTGTGCCCGTCGGGGAAGTCCGGGATCGGCGTGGCGGCGCCGAGCCGCTTCCAGACGCCGCAGAACCAGCAGCGCCGCGGACAGCCGCGCGAGGTGAAGGTGTAGCCGGGCTTGATGTAGAGCCCTGGCGTGAACGCGAGCTCGTAGCTGTCTTTCTCGTAGGCCGGGCCGCCGAGTTTGACCGGCGCGACCCAGCGCCATTGCTCCGCCAAGCGTTCCGCCTCCGCCATGTCCTGGCTGAACGTGACCGAGATCCTGACCTCGTCGGCATAGACGGTGAGATCGGGCGGTCCGACCCAGGCCAGCGGGTCGTCGGGCGTCGCGCGGGTGCGGCGCGGGAAGACGCGGATCAGCCTAGACACCGCAGACGCCGTCGCACTCGTTGGTGAAGAGGTTGAGCTGGCCGCGGTCCTCGGCGGTCGAGAAATCGACATCGGCGAGCGGCGTCCGGCTTGCGTGGACGAACCACCGCTCGCCCGCCGGTCGGCGTGGTCCTGGCATACCGGGGCGGATCGCCTCGTCGACCACGATCGCGTCGGCGAAGGCGTCAGGATCATTGAGCTTCATGTCGCGCCATTGCTTGGCATCGTGATACGGGCAGAAGGTGCATGCGCTCTTGGGTGGCGTGGGGAAGCCGTGAGCCTCGCACCAATCGATGCAATGCCGCCTCGCCATGCCGGCTTCGATCAACGGCCACCGGTGCTTCACGAAGGGGAGCCACGACGGCTTGACGCGCCACGCCTCGTCGGTCGAGATGCCGATCCACTGATCGACTAGGATGGTTTTCGGGTTGCGCTGCCGCGGGCGCAGACCCACGAGCTCGCGGACCTTGCGTTCGATGGGGATGATCTTGAAGTCTTGGGTGCACTGGCGATTGAGCATGCCGCCGTCGAGCGTGAAGAAGGGCGGGCGCCCGTTCGTCTTCGCGGTGCCGTTCATGGAGCCGATGATCTGAGCCCGTAGACTGCCGGCCGTAACCCGGTGAACCGGGAACGGCAGTTGACGCTCGAGCCAGTCGAGATGGCGGTACACGCTCTGCGGCTCGCTCTGCGTGTCGGCGAAGATCGCGCAGTCAGGCATCGGCCCGATCTCGTCGGCGGCGGCCATTAGCGCCATGGTGGTCGACTGGACGCCGGCGCCCAGCGATATGACCCTAAGCATTGGGCGGCCACGCCAGATCGATCTCGTGCTGGGGGAACCCGGCCTTGACCGCCTCGTCGCGGGTCAGCAGGCGCTGGCGCAGGCCGGCGAGCTGCGCCTGCTTCTCCCGGAGCGTGAGCGCGGTGCGCAGCAGGTTCGGCGGCGCCGGCGTGTAGCCCGGGAGCTTGACCAGAGGCTTGAGACCAGACGAGCCGACCTGGGGTTCGCGCTTGGCCTCGCCCGCCGGCACGGGCGCGTGCAGGCCGCAGAAGCTGCAGACGAGCGTGCGCTGCCCGGCGCGCTCCACAGCACGGCCGAAGTCGTGGTGCCCGCTCGGCGGCATGATCTGGCGATCGCCGGCTCGGCCGCCTGGGCATTCGGGCGTCATGTGTCCTCCTTGTCTGACGGAGAGGCGGGGAGGGCCGCGAGCGCATCCGCAACGTACTGGTACTCTGGCGACCCTGTATAATGGACTCCATAGCGTTTTCCCGCAGCTTGCAACGAGTCTACCCATCGACGCGCCGCCCGCACCACGGCCCGCTCTGCCTCGCGCTCGGCCAAGAGACGGGAGGCGAGGGGATTTGAGAGGGCTTTGTCCGCCTTCTCGAAATCGGACTCTTTGAAGCAGCAGCTTCCGCCTGTTCCGCTGCTGTTAGCGTAAAATGACAGGGTAAATCTGACGCTGCGGTCAAGGTCGCGCATGCTCGACATCCACGACACTACCGCCGCGAACGGCGCCAACGCATCGCGCAGCACCACGATCGCCTCCGCGTGCTCGCGGAGGGAGGAGTCGGCGGCCTTCAATTTGTCGTTCATGCTGTCGAGCCGATCGCAAAGCTCGTTCCCCGCTTCGCGCTCTGTCCTGCGCCACATCGGGCCGCAGTCGTTAGGGCAGCGCTGCGGATCGTTGTTCGCCGAAAACTGGCCGGTGTCAGCGTGCAGATTGGTCGTGATCAGCACGCAGCCGCATTTCGCGCACTTGAGCACCCCCGGCACGTAGCACAAAGCTTCCGCCTTCTCCACCCGATCCTTCAATGTCTCGGCGAGGCGCTCCAGGGTTTCGCGTTCGGTGCCGGCTCGGGTCAGTTCGGCAGTAAGGCGCTGCACGTCTGCCCACGGCTGCGCCGACTGCAACTTGTCGCCGCGTCCCCGCTCAGACGCCAGCGCCTCCCGGGCCTCCGCCAGTTCCCTCCCGGTCTCGA